TGGCATTTGCTTTCCATCTCGAATCACTCTTGGTAGGCATATCTCAAGAACTCCAAAAACTGTATCAATACATATTCAAAAGCTCATTAAATTAGGATACATAAGGAAATTAAATAAAAGACCATACAGAATACCTGGAGCTGAGATCAAATCAAGATATGCTACAAATCGTTATCAAGTCTTATATGATGGTCCACAAACTATATTACCAACTAAAGAACAATTCTATGCTCCAAGGCCAAAGATAGCTGAAGAATACCCTGAGGAGAACCAACAGAATGTTATAGATAACAGTAAGGGGTTAAAGGGGGGAAAAATCGATGAACTTCAAAAAAAGAGTATCGCACAAGCATTTTGTTCAGGAATTGAAAGAGGATGCGGTCAGCCCAGAATTCCTGATAATTATTTAAAAGAGGCCGAGATTGTTGCAGCTGCTGGTATTTCAGCTGAACAAGTCCTGGAATATACTGCTACATTGACGAATACCAGGCTCCAGGAAAATAAACCAATGCCATTAACTTTAATTGAGGTTTGCAAAGCCACCGGATTAATGTAGAATTGCATTATCCAATCGGTGGAATGAATTATGAAAGGATAAAAAAGATGGAAAACACACCAAAAAATAAGGATACCACCCTCCCTCCCCAGGGGTCCGCTTATATTAGGGGTACCTCACAAGAAATTTTAGGCAATAAAGCTGACGAGTTTATTGATATGGTAAACTCTCCACCGCATTATAAACAAGGTAAATTTGAAACAATTACCATAATTGAATCGTTATTATCTCCTGAGGAGTTTATTGGTTATTTAAAAGGATCATTTATAAAATATATTTCAAGAGCTGAGCATAAAGGAAATTTAGCCGAGGATTTAAATAAGGCTGAATGGTTTTTTAATAAATATAAACAGAAACAAATTACTCATAAATATCCTCAGGGAGAAAATCGAGAGTATGTAGAATATGAGGCTGGTGAAAAACCATCAGATGTTGAATGATTAATGAGTTTGTAGTTTTAGCAACTTTATTATTACCTAATGGAGAAACTAGATTAGTTAAATTTAATGAAATATTTCCTGATTGTAAGATTGCTTTAATTACAATTAAAACTGAATTCCCAAATCTTCAATGGTTCGGATGTTATACAAAGGAATTTTGGGAAGAAATTGAGGAACATAATAAGGCAATAATTGGTTCCAGGGAAATGATGAGAGAGCAATATGGTAGATAAGAAAAAAAGTGGTTATAAATTTATGTCAGAAAATTTTGTGTATGGAGGGTATGCACCAAATTTATACAAACACGATTGGAAAACTCCAGCCTACAATGTTGAGCCTACTGAAAATTATAATTATAACTGGCAATTAACTCCAACTTGGGATGATAATAATGATAAGTAAAGCATTTTTTTTAGTTATGTTTACTTTGAATCCTGACCATAGTTTTACACCGCATCATATAGGTAGATTACCTAATTGTAGTTTTGCTCAAGTTATTATTAATCAGATAGTAGAAAGTAAAAGAATAAGTCGCTCAGAATTTGGTGGTTATTTATGTATGTCATCAAAGAATTATTATGATTCAGAAACACCTATTCCTAAAGTTAGACCAATGCAGAAATTAAAATAATGAAAGAAAATGAAACACAAAATATTAGATTTGTTTTCAGGAATAGGTGGATTTAGTTATGGATTTGAAATGGCTAATTTGGGTGAAACTATTGTATTTGTTGAAAAGGACGAGTTTTGTCAGAAAGTTTTAAGAAAGCATTGGAAGAATGTTCCAATAATAAACGACATAAGGAAAGTTAATGGAAAAGACTTTGGTTCAGCTACCATTATTTCAGGAGGATTCCCTTGCCAGCCATTCTCAGTTGCTGGAAAAAGAAAAGGCAAAGATGACGACAGATACTTGTGGGACGAAACTATTAGAGTTGTTGCCGAGTGCAAACCGAAATGGTTTATTGGAGAAAATGTTGACGGCATTGTTAACATCTCCGAAGGTACAATCTTGCGACAGATACAAGACGATTTGGAAAAAGAGGGTTTCCAAGTCCAATGTCTTGTTATTCCAGCTAGCGGCATCGGTGCTTGGCATCAAAGAAAAAGAGTCTGGATCATCGGACATAATGTATCCAACACCAAGATCCTGCGACCTAGAAGGAGGAGTAGTCAAAAATGTAGAATTAAAAAACGGAAGTTTCAGCAGACTAAACAAAAAAGGGATTCGTTTTGGAGTGAAGCTAAAAGATGCAGTTCACAAGATGACACCGCAAGCTGGTGGCAAACTCAATCCGAACTTTGTGGAGTTCCTGATGGGGTATCCTATGAATTACACTCAAATAGAACCGACAGAATCAAAGCACTCGGAAACTCAATCGTGCCACAAATCGCCCAACTTGTTGGAGAATCAATTTTGAAAGCAGAAATATGAAAGAAAATGATTTAAATAAAATAACCATTCGTAGAGCCAGGCAATTATTGGATAAAGGTTCTGAGGAGGAAAAGAATAAAGTTAAACAAGAGCTGGAGGCTATTGGAGCGAGTGAAATAACTGATGTATTAAGTTGGAACGATAAGGGTCAGGTATCAATGAATAGTTCTGAATCGTTATCTCATAGAGCCAGGAAAGCTATTAAGAAAGTTAAATCAACACCGACTCAATATGGAACATCTTTAGAAGTTGAAATGCACGATAAGTTATCGGCATTAAGATTATTAGCAAAGCATAGTGGTTTATTGGAGGTCCAGGAGGATAATAATAGACCAGCTGTTATAGGGATCAATTTAAAAGGTCCTGAGGTTGCTACTATTAAGGTTAAGAAAAATGAAGAAGAATGATATACCCTGGTATTCAAAAATAATTTTAGAGCTGAGATTAGCTAAGGGATATACCCAGGAAGATTTAGCATCAGATGCCGGTTTAAATGCAGATACAATATATAAATTAGAAAAAGGCATATCATCCGGCACAATGGATACAATAGAAAAGATTTTAGATTGTTTAGAATATGAATTGGAGATAGTACCTCAAGATGGCCAGGACACAGCGTTCAAGAGATAAAAGTAATCGTAGAAAAAGAGCTAGAGCTGAATTACCTATTACTAATTTAGATTTAGATTTTTCTAATTCACCGGTTGTTTGGAAATTTTTAAATGACAATTCTTTTGTCAGGTCACTAATGGGTCCGGTTGGTGGGGGGAAAAGTTATGCTTGTGCTGCTGAAATATTTTTAAGAGCATTAAAACAACCTCCATCACCAAAAGATAATATTAGATATTCTCGAGGGGTTGTAATTAGAAACTCATATCCTGAATTAAGGACTACAACAATTAAAACCTGGTTAGAATTATTTCCTGAGAATCGCTGGGGTGCAATGCGCTGGTCACCTCCATTAACACATCATTTAAAATTACCGGCCAAAGGCGATATACCTGGGGTTGATTGTGAAGTTATATTTTTAGCATTAGACCAACCTAAGGATGTAAGAAAGTTATTATCATTAGAATTAACTTTTGCCTGGGTCAACGAGGCAAGGGAATTACCTTTAGCGGTAATCCAGGGCCTTACCCATAGGGTGGGTAGATTCCCGACTAAATCTAATGGTGGCTGTCCTTGGCGAGGAATTATAATGGATACTAATGGCCCAGATGATGACAGCTGGTATTATCGTTTAGCTGAGAAAGAGCCTATTCGAGGAAAATTTCCCTGGACATTTTTTAAACAACCAGGAGGAATGATAGAAACTAATGAATCTAAAGATGCTATTAAAGCAGCTGGTCGATATTGGAAAGCTAATCCTAATGCTGAGAATATTGTTAATCTCCCAAATCTCTATTATGAACAGCAGTTGGGAGGAAAATCATTAGATTGGTTACGAGTTTATGTTGGTGGTAATTATGGATTTGTTAAGGAGGGAAAATCGGTTTGGGAGGAATATATTGATTCAGATATGATGGATGAGCATATAGAAATTGATAGGTCATTACCTATTCAAATAGGTCTTGATTTTGGTTTAACACCAGCTGCGGTGTTCGGCCAACGATATGCCTCAGGTAAATGGCATATATTACACGAAATAGTTACTGAGGATATGGGGTTAGAAAGATTTGCTCAGATGTTATTATATGAATTAAATACTCGCTTTGAAAAAATGGAGCCGGTAATTTGGGGAGATCCAGCCGGACAAAAAAGAGATGAGATTTTTGAGGTTACCAGTTTTGACCATTTAAGGAGTTTAGGATTAAATGCTAGGCCTACTGCATCAAATGATTTTAAAGTAAGACGAGAGGCTG